TCTACTGCACGTTTCTCTGCCATAGCATATGGAAAAGAGTTCTTGTTGTTTTGTGCTGTACATTCACCAAATGATTCGATGTGATTATCTTTCCATGTAGCACAACATTTGACTACAACATCAGGTGCAAAGTTTTCAATGGTCAAAGTCCAGGATATATTTTCCTGCATAGCAATTCTTTCGACTGCATTATGTTTGATAATCATTAACTCTCTACCACCTCTGTTAAGTTCCCAAAAATCACTACCAGATAATTTATATTTGTTTTTAAACTTATCAATAAGTTCTTTTGTATAGTTAGTTGTCTTACTCATATAGTCTCCATGAGGTATTATCCTCTGTTGGTTCTTCGTCTTTATCTACCAGTTCCCAAAATAGTTCCTGTCTTTTCAACAGTTCTATTTGATACTGTAGATTCTTTTTGATGGGTACAAATTCCCATTTCATGTTTCCAAAAAATACTGATAAGTAACAAGTATCTAACTTGGATAGCAGTATATAATGTTGGATTTGTGCATAGTATTTAGCTTTTACTTTACGCATAGTGTTGAAAGCATTGGTATGTTTACACTCAATAATTTCTTTTTGATGAGGAAGGGTTACACCATCAAAGTGTGCATATCTAAATCCATCTACTATAACATCTGGATAAGGTTCAGTTTCAATACCAGTTTGTTTTGTAAACCATGACCTATTAAAATCTTCTGTCAGTACACCCATTTGTACTGGCAAAACGTTTGATAAATCATCTGGTTCTTTGCGTTGTGTTTTCAATAGCCAAAGGTCGTGTATACCACTTAAAGATTCTTGCATAAGAATCCCAGAATCTGATCCACCAATACCTTTATGTCTATCTATGTTGACTACACTATTCATATTAGTCTCCTATTTTATATGATGTTTGTTCTAACTGTAAAGCCCACTCTGCTGAGTTCTCAAGGTTTCTAATAAAGTCATGACATCTTTTTACCTCATGGTCTAGGTACTCTATAAACTCATTTGGCAATGGCAATCGTGGCCATTTGTAGGTACTACATATATGTAATGTCGCATAAGGAAATAAAGCTCCAGGATATTTCTTGAGTAACTCCCAATATGTTTGTAGACCTAGTTCATTGGGTGCAGCACAACTGAACGTTGAACATACAGTTTCAAGCATAATCTGAACATCAGCTAACTTACATGGTTGCATAAGTTCCTTGCAGTTTGTAAGAGCAGTAATCAATTCACTTGTCTTTACCTTTTCTTTCAAGAAACTTACTTGATACATTTGACATATTAAGGAATCGTTCACGTCTTGCTCGAACATAGGATGCCGATGTTTTATCCATGTTGCTGTTATTGCTTTCCCTCTCTCGTCTAAACTCGATAGACCTTTGAACCCAGAGTTTGAACATTGATTGCCAGTTGTGGCTGGTTCTCCCCCTTGAGATGTAGTAGTTTGTAAATTTTTCTCTTTCTTCGTCATAGTTTATATCCTTTTGTTGACACCATTCAATGATGGCAGATGTTGCCTCAAAGTCTGGTGGACATTCTGTTTCATAATCACGAATAACAAGGTCTACCTCAAGAGCATTGCACCATGCAAATAGATTGGCAGCAGATGGGAACTTCCTACCACGCTCCCAATCTCCTACCAAACTATCAGCTACACCAACCATCTGAGATACTGTCATCGTATCTACTCTAAACTTTTTTCTCTTGGTGATTAGAGCTTTCACCAATTCTTTGTACATCATTGTTGTATCACCACAATCCATATACCAATCAATATGGCAAAGGTTATATACCAACCTATATTATCTTTCATCTTTTGTTCACCTTAATTTTAATTAATTATTCTTAATGTTTTACTACTCTGTAATAAATGATAGACAGTATATCTTGCACCATCTTTATTAGTTTCCCATACACTATGAATAGGAAAACCTTGTTTTCTTAACTTCCAAATAATATCTGACAGTCTGGTTGCTCTATACTTTTCTATTGCTTCCCAACTAGTAATTTTCTTACGCTTTATTAAATGTTTTTTTACCAACTCAAACTTATTTACTTTGCGTATTGGTCCTGTACCTTTCATAGTATTTTCCTCTTATCGTGTCTACTACTAACTCCTTTTAATATAGTTAGCCATTTATATTTTTCTTCCCTGTCTGATTTTACTATTAACAAAAATATATCTTTTAAAACTTCATCTTTTTTATTATGTTTATCCATCATATATTCATAGTTTGATTCAGCTTTTTTCCATATGTGTTTATAATGTTTGACTTCTTCTTGTAACTTAGCAATTTCATCAAACAATTTTTTTATTCCTTCTCGGCTGTATGACCTCGTTGGACTGTATGTTGCCATTAATAACCTCCTTCAGTTAGTGTGATTAATAAAAACTCTATCCCTGCCAACACCAATACTAAGACGATTAGTGTTAGCAGGAATAACTTTATCCAGCTAGTCATTGTCGTACCTTTCTAAATCAACATATGATTTGATTTGACCAACACGATTACCATTGATATCAAATAACTTTCGACTGACACATTTCTTTGTGTTGATATGTTGAATTGCATCTTGAACTATTCTTGTTAGCTCAATATCACTTGAACCTGCAAATGCATCATTGTCTGTACATACTTCTATGTGTATTGTTACTTCACTCATCTTCATACCTCTCTACGTTTTGTTTAATTTTTTCTATCAACCCACCTAGTTTCTTAGATGCGTGATAGCACTTAGTCATAAGAGCAACATACTCTTTAGGATATTCTGTTACATTGTGTTCATCTATATTTTCTAAAAACTTTGCAGCAGTTTCTGTATTTGTACTGATAAGTTCTACTAACCATACTTGTTCTTCTATCGTAAGACATAATTCACTCATAGTCTTTCTCCTTGACGAATACTCGTCATGTAGTTGTGTGCTAATTTTTTAGCGGTGTTGTATACCACATCCACCCATACCTCTTGCCTGATATATGGTGGACACTCAACAGAGTCCAGGCGTTTTTTAATACGTTGAAACGCCTCCTCTTTTCTATTTGCATAACGCCTTTGCCAACTTTCCATTACTTTATCCTTTAGCCAAGATATGGCTAACAGTTACATGCTGTTCAATATCACTTTTGTTTGTAAGATAAGTATCTAATATTTCAAGTTCTAGCTCTGACATATCCCATACCATAGCAACTTCTTTCTCAACATGGTCGACACGAAGAGTCATATGTTTTCTGTCACTCTTGGGGAAATTTTTCATTTGATTTATACAGCAGACAACACGAAAGATAAACTCACGTAGTTGTTCTTCTTCAGAAGTTTCTGCTAATTGCTGGTCATCATGCATAGTGTCATTTGTATATTCATTTTCATTACTCATTGACATGCTCCTGTTGTTGTAATATTTTTTTATCTATATATTCCTCAAATCTATCACTATCAAAGTTTGAATTATCACTATAAAACAAACGGAATAATTCTGATTTAAAATGAGGAAAAACATCTGAGTTATATATTCTTGTGTTTACTATTGCATTTGCTATTGCTACATAATCTTTTCTTGTCATTGACTACTCCTTTCTATTTCAAAATCAGTTATTTTAGTTGCGAGTGCATGGATATAAGCTTTTCTTTCACCTTTACCCATACTGTTCCATTCTTCTTTAGTTGGGATGGTGATACCCATCTCAAGCATAGTTTCTATCGTGTCAGATATATCAACATATCTATCACTCCAGGCTTCTCGTATATCATTCATTGCTCCCATGACTACACCTCATTGTTTAGGCTCTGACTAATACTGCTAAGAGTATTAGTAGAGCAGTTAATAATAATAGTTGATCCATACCATTCACCTTAGTGAAGTGCCTGGACTATAGCTGGAATTACTACAAAATAATGTGCTGTTAATAATATACCTAATACCATAATGTTTCTCCGAGTTGTGATTAATAAAAATAACATGGCCTCTGACAGGGAAATTCAGCTTAGCTAACCCTTCCCCCATAACCTTCCTTGAGAATTGAATCTCTTGAAGGACAACCTATTACGAGGTTTTAGTTTGGTTAGTACCATATTACAATCAAAAAGTCTTAATGCTATCCTTTCCTGTACTTTCAAGTTCCCACATCAAGACCAAGACCTCACTCTGGCAGACATAACCGACATGCATAGAGCTACAAAGTAGGCATTACATTCGGACATCGTACACCCCAGATTTATGAGGGCGATACAGACTATCGCTAGTGATTCTGATATCGACAATGCTATTGATTAGTCTGTATCTATACCTAGTGGGATTCAAACCCACGCTCGGTAATTCATGCTTTTTGTTTAGCGACTTGGTTCAAGGATGTATACCACATCCATATAGATATAAGTTTTTTCATCACTCTACCTAGAGTACCTTGACCAATGGTTCGTTTAACGCATGGTGAAAGCTAACACCAACAGAAGTCTTAGGAGTAGGCAATGAAAGACCTATTAACTAAACTTCTGTTCTATAAACTATACCATATCTGTTCTGTATCTCAAGTTATAAAATAAAGTTTTCGATAATAAATACTGCACATAAGATTACAAAAATAATAACTATCCCCTGTGCATATATTTCAAGTGCGTGTAACATCATATTTATCTCCATTGTAAATTGTGCAGTTTTTGGCCACTAGAACTGCGTAACTAGTATATTAATTCGGTTGACTTTTTGGCGAGAAGTCTAACTCGTAGAGATTAGCTAAGTTTAGCTGGTTGTTTTGTAGTAACAGGTCTCTGTGATTTTACTGGAGTTGTTACCTTGTACATGAAACTCATATCTGGATTCATGTTGATTTTCTCAGGATTTTCATATCCTAACTCAGCATAAACTTCAGGAACTAAATCAATTCTTTGTTGGTGTTCACTTTGAGTTAACTTGAAGTTTTCAAGTACCTGATTTTCTTCTTCAATGTCGTGATTGGAATCAATCTCGACTTGTGGCATATCTGCAAAAGATTCGAATCCTTTTGCTTGTGCCATTTCATTGAGCTTAGTTAACTTACGCTCTATCTGAATCTGACATCTATGCCATTTGACAGTATACATGCGAACTAAATCGTTTGCAGTTTCACGATGTGGCTCGTACGTACTTCTGTCATCAGCCTTCTCAGGTTGTTTCATAAGCGTTGTAATTGCTTTCTTGAATGTTATATCTTTACTCATAATAGTCTCCTATAAATGTATTAAAATTAAATTGCGAAAACCGCAGAGCGACCAATCGATGGACGAAGTACTTGCGTAGCAAGTCGTATGAAAGGAGAAAGTCCGCAGGACTTTACGAGTCCGCCGATTGGTGTAGTATTCGCATAAATTTAATTTTAATAATACATTTAAGATGGCGACTATTAACGAGTAAATGATATACAGATAGAAATTGCAATTACAACCTTATGAATACAACAATCCCAGCAACAACTTACAGTACAAATCGAGCCACATCTAAACTGTCGATTTCGGTTGTAACAAAATCAACACGTTATGGCTAGTGGCTTGACAGATAGAACGCCATATGTTTCTATCGAGAAAAGGTAACAACCGAAATCAGATATGCCACAACTCAAGAATGTGAACGCAATATTACCGAAGAAATCTCCTTCGCTGAATCAAAGGCAGAAAGACTTAGTAGACATACTATTAAGAGATGGCTGTTCTGTCGAGGAGGCGTCAAGACTCGCAGGATATAAGGGCAAGACTCCTGGAGTGCAAGGATACGCAACGCTAAAGAAGACTCACGTAGCTGAGTACATGCATCAACAGATAAAGGAATCATTCGGACTCAACAGTATCAAGGCGGTGCGCACCTTGACACGCCTCTCTCAGAACGCCAACTCAGAGTATGTCCAGATGGAATCAGCGAAGGATATACTTGACAGAGCAGGACACAAAGCTCCCGATAAACATCAACATCAAATCATCGGCGACTTCAAGGTAAACATTGACCTAGGATAGACTGCTCTGACTACTCGTAGATAGAATAATTATTCTGTAGCCATGTGTAGGCAAGGTGGGGGCTTAAAAAACTATAGTGCAACTAGTAGAGAT